TCCATGGATAACACAAGACATCTGATTGTGGAGACACCAGATGGTTCTGTTGCGATAGCATTTAACGAAGAGGTTCCACCACCGGAGCCTCCGGAACCACCCCCCGAAATTATACAACCACGACCACGTTTCAGATTATTACTAGAATATCACCCCGTTGCGCGTGCTCTAGCGTATATATTCATGATTTCATCTGGTATAAATTTAGGTCTTTTTAGAAGAACAATAGATATTATCAATTTTGCGTTGATAGTATCTACGACGGGTGCTCTACATAGTGAACATTCAGCATCAATAGGAGTTGTAGTGTTTCATGGTACATGTGCAGGGCTTATGATAGTACCATTTTGTGTACTTCGAATGTGGGAACAAGCTATTTTCCAGTTTTCATCCGCTCTGATGTGTCTCACCGCATTTAATACATGTACCCAAACACTAGAGCAGTCTACTTCTTCTTAGTAAGTTCATGAACACGCTTCATGAACTCCTTGTTACGACTCACTTTAGGATCCGCTTTGATAATGCGGAGTAGAGCAGCTGTTGGTATCTTAGGACTGTTTCCCTTTGGTGTTGGAGTCTTCTTCAACTTTTTACGCGCGTTCTGAATCTGTTTCGCAGTTGGCATTATACTTTAGGTGAATATTTAAATTGATCAAAAAAATGAACCGATATCTTAAAGTTATAGTATAGAAGCATACAAACCGCGTCGGCTATATCATGCTTTCTTTCATATGGAATGTCAATATCAGTAAACTTTTCAGCTAAGCTAACAGTTCTCTCTTTCCTTTCGTCGTAATTTAAATGTCTCATACCAAAATGTGTATGCATGCTCACAGGTGAAATCAACTTCACTTTATCTTTGAACATGTAGTGTAAAAGTATCTCGATATTATTAAACCCAACAGGTGGTTGCCTTTCAATTAGAATCCTCTCAGCCTTGTCAAAAATCTCTTTATGTTCATCTACAAAAAGGGGTATTAAATCAACAATGTCATTTGAATATATGTATTTGTAATCTTCGAGACTTACCTTCTTTATATATTCAATGTCAATTTGAGGTCCATTTCCACATTCAGCGAGAACAAGACCCATATTATGATACCCTATATCTATGGCGAGTATCTTCATATCTTTATCTGAAAGATTTTCCTTAAGTATAGTATATGAAAAACAAGACTAAAACACAACTTATGGGTCTTGCTCTTGTAGTGCTTGTAGCTATAGTGATATATTTATATCAGAACCCCAAAGTTGTTAAGATTCCAGTGAACGTTCCCATGATGATGCCAAGGTTCATGCAACGCACAGAGAGACCTCCCCAAAGCCCTGAGTTTAGAGAACCACCTATAAAGCAGTACAAACCTGGGCATATGCAACAGATGGGTGTTCTAACAGGTGACGGTGATGAGACACTCCCTCTTTACGGTAAGGAAGTGAGGGGTCGTCGTGATCGTTATCACTATTACACTACCACTGGTGGTGAAAACCTATATCCTCTCCCCATAAAGCATGATGGTCGTGATTGTGTAGATGACATCGGGTGTCAAGAGTTATATGGGAATGAATCAGTCAACGTGACTGGTAAAACTGGTTCATTCAATGTAAATCTTTATAGAACAGATAACTTTTTCTAATTACTCCTTCTTTTCACCACCATCCTCCTCCTTTTTACCCATAAAACGGTTCATTGTATCGTCGATGAGTTTCATAGTAGAGGAGCTGGAGCAGCAGCAGGCGCACAGTAACATACCAAGTACGGGTGGTGTCTTGACTGGACTCTTCATTGAAAAGAATATGATCATCATACAACAACACAAGCAAGAAAGGTTTGCACTGAGCTGTCCCATAGACATAACTGGACCTTCACCATCAAAATCGACCATATTAGTTGCTGGTAACACAGACATTTATTATACGTCAACAAAAATTATTACGAAGTCTCATAACTGTATCAACCTCCCTGTTCAAAATCCCTGGATTTCTTGAGAATTGATTTTTCAATCTCAATAATTTCAATATAGTCTCTTCATCCATATCTTTAAAGAAATCTACAAGTTCCATTATGTCACGCATACCCATATCTTCCTTCTTCGCCTGAACATATGGCCATGTTTGTTCTCTGAGGGTTGCAACTTCCTTTTCGAGTTGTCGTATTCTTGGAAGTAATACTTTTGTGATAACCGCGTTAGATTCCATATCATTGCATTCACTTAAAACTTTAATACTATCCTATATCAAATGAACTGTCTGTCTTATTCTGGAAATGATTGTTACAAATACAGACTGGCTAAGACACGTCAGAATGTCCTAAAGGATATTTATAAACGCTGTGATGACATTACATTGAAGAGTCCATACCCCAAACCTAAGAAGCGGGAAAATACCAGACTTAAAATGCGTTTTAAGGAAGCAATACGGGATGCACAAGAAATATGCACAGACGAAGGTGCCAAGTCAAAACAGTGTCATCTCGCGTGGTATGAAGTTGATGAGTTGGAAGATTCTATGAATAGATATTATCCAGATCAATAATTTCTCCATCTATATAAATGGACTACGAGTCCCTAAAGAAACACGCCAAGAAGTTGGGAATTAGGGTGACTAAAGATGTACAAGGAAAACGAGTTAAACTAACCAGGAAGGAGTTGGAGTCTAAGCTTAAGAAGGCAACTAAAAAGACTAAGAGGGGTGGTATGGAAAAACAAGCAAAGAGTGCTTTGAAGTTTATCCGAATTTGTAAGACTGTTTTGAGGGAAGCTCAACCAAATCAGGAAATTGTTTCAGTTCCAACAAGGCGTGTAGCTATGGGACGACCCCCACCTCCACCTCCACCTCCTCCACCCAGACCTATGGTTAACAATCAACGTGCCAAGCTCCTGGCTGAACTGAGAGCCAATCCAAAATTTCGTAATCTCAGAACAAATTAATAACCTAAGTCCCACCCTCACAAACTCGTTTTTCAAGTTGAAAATGATGATCTCACATGAAAAACGACAATTTCTCAAGGTAATCAGCGGAGGTCTTCACATCCTCATGAGCTGTTCCTATAAAGCTGATGATATCGGTATCGACCCCGAGGATGGTATAGAAGAGACGATATCCGAAAAAATGATTGTACTCGCCAATACTATCGCCAATGGTGAAAGATATTGGTTTGACGATGGACGATTTAACAATTATGTTGATGTGGCATCGGACGAAGATCTCATTGAACTTCTGGAATATTTTGACGATATAGACATGGACATGGAACACGTGTACTACGAAGCGAGCATTGCTATTGAATCTCTGAGTGATACAAATTATAAGTTTGCGTCACTCATTGAAAATGAGAAGTTTATTACATTCAAGGATCTAATTAATCACGACCAATCTCCATACCAGTGAATGGTGTGCACTTGACCATGTTAGAGCTACCGCGGTGAGAGCGAAGAACAACCTCATTGTCGTCCTCTGTGTTAGCCTTGACGTCATAGTCACCAACGATACGAACTGATTTGAAGTTTCCCTCAACGCTGAGAGGAATGGTGTCTGTGTGTGTGTGTATTCCCTTGAAATCACACTCTGAGTAGTAATGAACACCTGGAGCATTTGGATCTATAACAATTTCCTCATCTTCCTCTGGTTTCTTAACATATTCTCTGATCAGATATATTGTACACAATATCAACAGTGGTATAATCACTACGGATGAGAGATTCTGATTCATAGTTATTATTAGTTTACAAAATTAATTCCAAATCTCTTTGACATAAACTTCCTGACACTATCAAAATCTGGATAGCTCCAAAGATACCACCTTGACCAAAATCCTGCACTATCAATACCAGTGATTTTCCATTCCTCCCTATCACTGGAATTGACACCGAGCATTAAAGTTTGTATTCTTTTTGGATCTCTTTCAGCAATAATACGTTTGGGGATTCTTCCACCATGTCTGAGTACATAGGAACGCATACGGGAAGGTGTTTTATGTTTTGTATAATCTGAGTATCCACGCGCTCCAAAATCTACCGTTCTACCATCCTCGAGTATAGCCCTGAACTTCTTTTTACGATTTGGACTTCTGACAACTTTGACTTGCATGTCTCTTATATTTTACGAGGAATAAAATATAAGTAGAGAGTTTTTTTTACAATGATATATATTTACTTACGGCACGCACCACAGTATCCCTCCTTCTTAGGAGCCTCGGGCCAGAAGAAGAGACGCTCGGGACCACGCTTCACGCGGTACATGTGATCATAGAAGTGGAGGAGACCAATAGCGAGCACGGCAGCGCCGACACCAGCCTTGTTAACCTTACGGTTCATCCAGTAGTGAGCAAGGACGAGACCAACGAGAACGAACTGAACAAGGGTGATGGCGGGAAGATTGGGCATCACAAAGCGACGCTCAACAGTATTGACATCATCAGTGGGTTCGGGAGTGTACTTTTCCATACGCTTTCCGCCGTATCCGGGCATTTTTATTTTATACTAAGAAAATAATGCTGACGGTGATACTTGTACCATTTTTCCTGGTACTTCACGACTACCTAAAATCACCCATAGATAGATTGTACTTTAGGAAACCTTTGAGACCTCTGGTAGGTATGAGAAACACGATGATAGATATCATAAACTGGGGTTCTAAATGTTCAGTCAATGATTATCCTGGACTTTGGTTAGTTAAAGCTCACTTTGATAAGATTAGGGGGGAGTTTAAAGAAGTTTCAAAGACTGCCGAAACACATTTATTTCACGAACTCGATCCTTGGTTTGAAGTGAATCCAAACTATTATTATTATAAAGTGAAAGACTTCCCTATGTTAAACAGTCTCATAAAACAAATACCATGTGTGTGTCACGATACAGCTGTATTTGCTGTTATGGATGCACCTACGTCTATAGCACCACACCGCGCTGAAACAAACCTTTGGCTTCGTTACCATCTCACTGTAGAGGGTGGTGGAGATTGCACACTCTACACAGGGAGGGGAGCACATGAACACATGGAGGGTGAGGACTTTCTTTTTGATCACGCAAAAATACACAGTGTCGCTAAGAAGGGTACACAAAAGAGGGTTGTTCTTATACTGGACATCAAACGTTTCTAAAGATGTTTACGACATGCTGCCCTATACATATCAGTCCCACCTATGAGTTCAAGTTCTTTATTATCAACAATCCTCTTTGTAAAAGGACCCGGAGTTCCATCTTTACAATACATACAGAGAGCCGAAAGTTTAGTTACCTCACAAGCCAGTGGAATACAGTCAATAAGTTCACCAAACTTTCTTTGAAAAGAATCAGCATCAAGACCTGCGAGTATTACTTCTTTACCTTCGTAAAGGCAATACTCTACAAACTTCGTGAGACGTGGGAAAAATTGAGCTTCATCAATAGCTATAATATCCACATCGTCAAAATCGTCAGTGTAAATTAGGTCAAATAGGTCATACACTTTATGACAATTAAACTTCACATTATCATGGGTCTTCAAAACTTCATCAGGGGACCGCGTGTCCTTAGCGGAATTGACGACAAGAACTTTTTTACCAATGACTTTCAAACGCTTAAGTCGTCTGATAAGTTCTGAAGTTTTACCAGAAAACATATTTCCCATAATAATTGACAAACCCATCTCGCTGATTAATATAATATTGTATTTTTTATATGGGTGATCTCCACAGAGCTGTATATAATGGTCACACGGGCTATTACAATCCCAAGACAGGGCGCGTCAGATTTGGGAAATGTGTATATTCTGATATTGCTACAGCTATAAAATATCTCAAGAATAATTAAGATGACCCTCACTGATGCTCAAATTGCTCGAAAAGTTGGGAAACTGCGTAGAACAGAAGGTCAAATCTATGCACCCCTCAAATACTTCAGGGGGCTTGAAACTCTCAAGGAGGTTGAAACTCGTTACAAGAAGATGCTCAAGAGGGACTACACCAAGTTCCGAACAGACGAAGGA